GCCCTCAATCTCAACGCTCAGTAAATCCGACGCATCGCCCCGCCAGCCGCCGCCCCGCAAGCCCGCCACGATCAACGCCAAGACGTCGCGCGTCGAAAACGCGCCCGTCTCAAACCGCTCAACCAAGGTCACCAGCGAATCTGCCGCCATTGAGGCCTCCAACTCGGCCAATGCGCCCAGCGTCAGCTTCATCACGTGCCGCGCACCGCCAAAGCGGATCGCAACTTCGCCTTCCCACGGGTTCGCCATCAAAGCGCCGTGAAGCTCAAAGCACCCGCCGAGGCCAGCGACAATTCATACGTCGCCTCGCCGTCGTGCGATCCGGCATATTCCAACGAAACCAATAAAAACGCGCCCTCGATGATGCCGAAATCGGGGATAATCACTTGAAAATTAGGCGTCTCACCGTCAAAGAAAATCTGCCGCGCGCGCTCATCGGTCGACGCGTCCTTGAACACGCCAGACCCCGAAATTGACGCCGCCTTCACGCCCGAGCCGCCGAGCAGTTCGCGCCACCCACCCTGGCTTTCCAAGGATGTCACATCGACGGTTTCGGCGTTGAATGAGATGCGCGTGGCGCGCAGTCCCGCCACAGTTTCGAATTGCCCGGCCCCGGTCAGGTCCAGCTTGATCAACAGGTCTTTGCCCTTTTGTGCGGCCATTGGTTCGGTCTCCAAAAAATTGGTTGCGTTAGTCGTCTTCCACGATCGCGCGGAAGGTCAGATCAATGCGCCGGGTCTGCCCCGACCGCACGCGGCGCGCCCGCGCCCGCTGGAATGCAAGGCACACCAAGTGTCCACGATCCAAAGTCAAATCCGCATCGCTCAATGCGTCCGACACAGCCCCCGCGACAGCCTTCGCCGTCTCAAAGCCTTCCGCGTCCGACACCACCGCGATCAAAACCCGATGCTCGGCCCCGGCTCCGGTCTGGCTGGAACGATCTCGCGCTTCTTCCTCGCCAAGGACCACGTATGTCCCCGCCACAGGGCCAGTCGGCACCGCGTCGTAAACCGCGCTCCCGATCAAACCTGACAAAGATGCATCCGTGATCAAGTGTTGATAAACCGCGCGCTGCAACGCGCCGGAAATTGCATAACTCATGCCGCAACCTCCTCATCCGCATGGCAAATCAGATAACGCGCATCGTTCGCCTCATCAGCCACAACTTTGATGAGATACACTCGACTGCCCTCGACAAACCGCTGCCCGGCTTGCGGGCGAGACGGTGCATCCTGAGGCATCGCGCGCAAGGTCACCTTGTAAGGCACCCGCGCGCGCGGATAGCCGTCGCCTGTCTCATACCGCCCAAGGCGCGCCTCAACCTGCGCCCAATGCGTGCCCAAGACCTGCCACCCTCCAGTCCGCCCGCCCGCGCCGTCACCGGTGCTGCCACGGGCCTCCAGCACCAGCTTGCGCGAAAGCCGGGGCATCATGCGCCACCTCCAAGCAAGCGCACCGGACGGTGTCGGCGAAGCAATGCAGACACCCCGAAAGGCAAAGACTTACCGCGTTCGACCAACGCGGAACGATGGTCGTAAAAATGCGCCGCCAGCATCAACACGGCCTGCCCGATATCCGCAGGCACCTTGTCCCACGTCGCACCAAACCCCGCCTCGAACGTGATCTCTGCCGTACCCCCTTGAGGGATCACCGGTAACGACCAGCCCTTGGCAACCACCTGCGGTCGGAAGTAATCCGGCACCAACCGATAGTGCGTCGCCGCAACGATGGTCTGCGCGCCCAAAATGTCGGTAATCGACATTTCATCCACCACCGCCACTGGCGCCACCGGCAGGCTTTGACGCGCAAAATCGCGCCACGTCGAGACCACATACTTAAACTGCCGTGTCAGCAACGCCTTGCCGGTCTCCGCTTCCACAGCGGCAATCGCCGCCCGCAAACACGTCGCCAGCACTGGATCCTGCAATCCGTCATCGGCAAACCCACTGCCCAGTTGCAGATGATCTGTGAACTCTGCGACCGGCAGGGCCTCTGCGGCCACCTCGGTCTGCTCAATCAACATCATGACGAGAACTCCGAATATTCGTCCCTCGCATCGGGAGATAAACGCGCGTCGGCAGATCCCGCCGCCCCGAGGGACAAGGCAGTAGGATCGCGCATCGCCGACGCGCCTCCGTCAGCACGGCCCAACTCACGGACCACGCCAACCGTTACATCCGCTTAGGAGATGCCAAACTTCAGCAGTTTGATCGCCGCAAAGTCGCTCACGTCGCCGCCCACGCGTTTGGTGGCGTAGAACAGAACGTTTGGCTTGGCCGAGAACGGATCCCGCAGGATGCGAAGGTCCGGGCGCTCGGCAATTGTGTAGCCGGCACCGAAGTCACCAAAGGCAATCGAGAAGCTGTCGGATGCAACGTCCGGCATGTCTTCTGCGATCAGCACTGGATAGCCCAGAAGACGCGCAGGCTCGCCGGCCGCCAGACCATCCGACCAAAGGAAACGACCGTCCGCATCCTTGATCTTACGCACTGCACCGGCCGTTTTCGAGTTCAGCACAAACGTGCCGTTCGCGCGGTACTTCGCGCCCAGCGCATAGACCAGATCAACGATGGCATCCGCTGGGTTCACGCTGTTGAAATCGCCGTCGTCGCCCGTCGTGACATATCCAAGCGAGCCCCAAGCCCAAGCGTCATTGTCAATCGCAGGGTGCGAAAGGAACCCGGTCGGTTTATCGACACCGTTTCCAGAAACGAACGCCGCCGCCTCAGACTGAGCGAACTTGTCGGCAATGCGACCTGCAAGCCAGCCCTCGATATCAAACGCTGCATCATCCAACAGACGCTGCGAAGCTTTCGGCAATGCGTTCAACTCGTGCAGAGGGATCGAAATGCGCTCAATCGTCGGCGTTCCGGTTTCAGAAACCGAACCCGTCTCACTTGCCCAGCCGGCACCAACGTCGGTGCTATCAATCAGCACATCAAACGTCGTCGCCTCAACCGAGACCACATTCGCGGCTTGACGCAAAGATGCCGCCCCCGACAGAACCGACTTCACGCTCTCAGATGTCTGCGGATCAACAAGGTAGCCACCTTCGCCAGCAACAGCCGTAGACAACGCCTTGCCTTCAAGGGTCAGACCGCGAAGACCATCGTCCTCACCAGTGCGCACATAGGCCTGAAACGCCTTCTCGTGCGGCGCTTCTGCGTCAGCAGAAGTCGCAAGTGCGGGGCGGCGGGATTGGGTGAAAGTCGATTTGCGGTCCAACATGTTCAGTCGCTCTTCCTGTTTTTGCAAAGTCTCAGTGATATCGCCAACAAGGCCCGCAAGTGCGGTCTTAACCTCGTCGGTCGCTGTTTGAGGTTGAGGCACACCGCCCCCGCCCCGAGAAGTCGTCTCGGCTAAAGTCATGGGATTTCCTTAAAAAATGAGGGGTTTTCGCCCCGGTCAGCCGCGTTCGGCTCCTTGGGAGAGATCACGGCGGGCCTCTTCGATCACCGCCGCAAGATCGCGCATCANAGTGTCGTCAGGGGTCTCCCCCTTGGCACCTACCCGCGCTTCGGGAAGCATCGGGAAGGTGACCAAAGACACCTCCCAAAGCTCCAGTTCCGCAAGGCGTCGCCGCCCCGCATCGTCTTTCGTGGCCTTCACTGTGCGATAGCCGATAGACAGACCCTCTATTGCGCCCGCCTCAATCAACGTTGCCGCTTCCTTGGCGCGCGCCACATCTGTCAACAACCGGCCCTTAACGTACAAACCAGTGTCGTCCTCACGCACTTCGTCCCAGATGCCGATGGGCTGCGCGGGGTCGTGCTGCCACAGCATCTTCACCCTGCGACCAGCGCTGGCCAATGACTTCAAAGATACCGCATACGCGCCCTTTTCCACCACATCGTGGCCCCGGTCGGTTTTGCCGAACAAAGATGCATAGCCCTCGATCACCGCACCGTCTGTGACGCTCAAAGCGCCCTCGGCACGGCAGAATTTTCGCTCTAGTCCCAAGTCACTCACACTTCGTCCTCCTGAAGCTTCGGCAAACCAAGAAGCACACGCTTTTCGCCCGCCGAAAGAAAATCCGCCCCCGCCACACGCCGCCATTGCGCCTCGCGCTCTGGGGCCAAAGCCGCCACCTGATCCAAATCTGGGGCCAGTCGCACAGCCTCGCCGGTAAAGCCCTCAAACCACTGCGACAAAGCCCCCGTAACCTTTTGAACCAACGGCAACACCGTTAAGCGGAACAACGCACGATTTGCCTCGGCGTAATTCGCATAGGTCGCGTCTCCGGGAATACCCAACAGCATCGGAGGCACACCAAATGCCAAAGCAATCTCGCGTGCCGCCGCTTCCTTGGTCTTTTGGAACTCCATGTCCGACGGCGAAAAGCCCATCGGCTTCCAATCCAATCCGCCCTCTAACAACATCGGCCGCCCGGCATTGCGCGCACCTTGATGATGCGACTCCATCTCACTGAGCAATCGATCATACTGCTCAGACGACATCGTCCCCTGACCCTCACCACCGTTGTAAACAATCGCTCCTGAAGGCCGTGCGGCATTGTCCAACAAGGCCTTCGACCAAGCTGACGCCGAATTATGCACATCCACCGCCGCCGCCGCTGACTGCATCGGGGAAAGCCCGTAATGGTCGTCCTGCGGATGGAACGCCTTGATGTGACATACCGTCGACAAACCGTCCGACACCGGGAAGCGATGCTTTTTGCCGCCGACGGAATACTCAAACGCCACCGGCCAGCCATCCGACCCCGGCACAACCGCCATCCGATCCGAACGCAACACATGCAACTCAGTCGGCGAGCCCGAATCATCCAACACCGCCTCGACGTAGGCGTTCCCGCTCAGCAACAACTGCGCGTAGATCGCCTCCAGGATCTCGACTTGGCCCTGCCCCGAATTGGGCCGCGCCATCAACGACAACACGGGGTGCGTCTCAAACCGCCGCTCGCTGTCCTGCAACACCAAAGGCAACGAAGCCGCCGCCTCAGCAATCATCTTGACCGACCGGAATCCTACGGGATTGCCAGCAAAACCGGTCCTTATCAGACTAACCGTGTCACGCGGAGACCACGCCACGCGCCCCGAACTTGCGTAAGCAATCACAGGCCCCGCCGCCGACGCTTTCGCCTCCGGCGGAACTGCGTCCCGCCGCTTCAAAAAATCAAACACCATGTGATAGCTCCTTTGCGCCCCGTCAGGGCTTCCACAAGTCCACGTCAGCCAAGCGAGCGAACGCGCGGTGACCGCCATACGGCCGCCGGCTCAAGTATCAAATCCGTCAACGCCCAGACCAAAGCATCTACCCGATCCGGACTGCCCTTTCCGGCAAATCCACGCGTTGTCATCTGGCCCATCTGGTCTTCCAGATCACTAAGCCCGGCCACATGGCCCACCCGGCCCTGTTCNTACAAAGCCGCCACAGGTTCGGCGCGCGCCACTTTCCCGCGCGATGCATGCACGCCGCGGTACGGCACCACTCCATCAACCTGCCGCAGCACGGCTTCCACCATGTCGCCGCCCTGATTGACCTCAGCGACCAGACGATCCGCTCCGTGCCGGTGAAAGGCCGCAACCGCAGCCTTCGCCCAAACCAAGGGCGAGGCCGCCGACACGCTCGCATCCTCAAGCACCACCGCGCTCCAGTCCTGCGGCGCACCGCCCGTCAAAGCTCCGACCACCACGATCCCGCAATCATCCGAGCCCGAATTGCCGGTCACGGGCGGATCTACGGCCACAACGATCCGATCAAACTCCCCGGCATCGCGCACCGCACAGGTCTTCAAGACGCTCGGCGTCCAAAGCGCGCCCTCGACTTCCTCAATCAGAATGCCCTCAAGCTCTTGGCGCCCAAGCCGCGTGCCGCCATACCGCGCGTCCACCTCATCCAGAAACGACGTCGCCAAATTCGCCCGGTTTGCCCAAGTCGCGGCATGGGTCATCACCGTCGATTTTGTCTCAAGAATACGCTTCAGGATTGGCACATCGCGCGGCGTTGTCGTGACAACCTGTCGTGGATTGTCGCCAAGCCGCAAAGCAAACTGCAACATATCCCAGGCATCCTCCGCCCGAGGCCACTTTGCCAGCTCGTCAATCCAGGCGGCATCAAATTGCGGCCCGCGAAGCCCCTCATAATCATGCGCCGAGAAAACTTGCGCCACGGCCCCGTTCGGCCAGACCAAGCGTCGCCGCGCGGCTTCCCAAACGGGCCGCCGATCTTCGGGCGAACACGCCACTATCCCGCTCTCGCCAAGCACCATTACGTCGCGGGCCTGATCAAAAGTCTCACCGACCAGTGCGACGCGCTTTGAACGCCCCGGTTGAAACGGCCCCGAGCCCTCTACTTCCGAGCGCACCCACTCGGCCCCAGCCCGCGTTTTGCCAGCACCACGACCGCCCAGCACCATCCATGTCCGCCAGTCCCCTGCGGGAGGCAGTTGATGCGGCAAGGCCCAGAACTCGAACAGATATGGCAGCGCTCTCACCACATCTGCGGGCAATTCACTCAGGAACGATTCTTGGGCTTTCGGAGTCGCGGATGCGATCAAGCCTGCGCCCAAGGTCGTCGCGGACAGCGTCGAAATTGTGGGGCTTTTTCGAAATGACCCCGCCGGAAAGCTGGACACGTTTGTCATTGGTCTGGATCTCCTGGATCACTGTCGTCCGGGTTCTTGCAAGCATCACAATTGCGCTTGAAATGTCGGAATCGAGCGGCGCTTCTGCCGCCCGCATCCGTCCCGATACCGTATCGAAGGCCGCGAGCAGATCACGCAGAATTTGCTCACTCTGTTCGAGAAGCCGACGCGACGCATCGGCTCCGGTTTTCCCGGTAGAGTCATCCGTCATATCGGGGTCCTGTATGCTTGGGTATTGCAGGCGATTCTGGTTCAAACACGCCGCGTGTTATCAGCGGGGCCGTCTTGCCACCTGTCGTATCTTGCCTAAAGGTATACCGAAGATCGTACGCAAAGTCAAGCTTAACCTACTGAAACCATTGCATAATACCGTACGCTGCAATTACCAAAAGGTTAATTTGCGCCGCCAAACCGAACAAAACCCCAAGCAAACAACGCG